GGTGATAAGGGAATTATCCGCAGATATATCACCGAAGATGAAATATATACTCCCTACTTTGATAAGTGGGCGGGTGAGATGATAGAGAAAGATGGTTATGATTTCACCGAAATGGTAAAGTTCGCAAATGAATTTTATGATTTCAACGTGTAATCAGTCATCAAGATTATCTGTCAGTCTCTTATGAAGGATCTGTAATGCTTTCGGGTAAGCCGCTTTAAGTTCTGCATAGCTAATACCATAGATATTAGACATCTTCTTAATGTGCTTATCCGAGAGCTGAGACTCATTCTCAATCATTTCCTGTATAATGAGTTCTTCAACACTATTGTACTTATCAGTACGATATTTCTCAATATTAGTTTCGGGGTGGTCATTGTACAAGTAGATTTCACACTCTGACATATCTACAGGTATGTGAGCACCTAATACAGCTTTCAAAGCTAACATCTGGTCAGCAGGTAAGTTCACTTTGGATAGGTCATCATACGTGACCTCGCTCCAATGTTTGCCAAGCTGTTTAGCTGCTTTAGAGCAGACACCACGCCTACGTGTGTAGCTAACAGTAGCATTGTATCTCCTGATTTCTTCTGCTATTCTTGGCTTAAAGAATACAGCAAAAGACAAATCATCACGATACTTAGGTGTCCACTTATATTTCCACCACATTGAGAGGAATGACATCAATGCGGTCTGGAACTTATCTTCATATGGAACATTCTCAATGAAAGTTGTGGATGCCACATAACCGAAAAAGGTATAGTTTAGCTCAATGATCTCATCACGTTCTTTGGTGCAAGCTATACGTTTTTCTTTGTCCATCGGCAACGAATCATATATCTCTATGGTTCGTTGCTTGATGTAAGCAGGTGAGTAGTTGTTTGACATAGGGAATCAACCTCCAATCTGTGCATTGGCGAGAATTAATATTAATCCTCTAACTACTATAACGATTGCAAAAATCAACAAATGAAATGCGATATATAATTTCACGATACAAAAATAAATTACTTATATATAAGGTTGATTAGGTGAAACTAACTAAGATAAATAACAAAACCCTCAGATTGTTCTCTGAGGGCTTCTTTTTGCTTGTCCGCAAAATCATATCAGTCGTACATTTCAACCTCTACAACTTCAAGGTCGTATGTGAGATTTATAGGCATCACGTAGTCCTGTGTAGGTCCGAAGAATACTATCTCAGTCTTTGTATTAGGAGAGATACGCTTTTCACCACAGTATATGGCTTTAGTACCATCTCTCATAATAACAACAGCCGATTCGATAAGATCATCATATTTCAGGACATCAGCAAAGTTATTGCATATTAAAGAAGGAGTAGCAAAGTCAGCAGCGAACCTGCGGAATGCATACCTGAGAGTAGTGTATATCTCAGATTCACGCTCTTTAGAACGCTTAGTGAGCTTAGAACCACGGATTATGTTGTTGATAACAGCTTTTTCATCCCTATCAAGTTCTCCGTAGAGATCATAGAGAATATCAGCTGCAAGGTGGAGCTTATCAGCAAGTTCATCCATTCCTACTACATCAAAGTAGCTGGATTCATCCTTAGTCCCACCACAATCAAACCGTGAGTCCGTAGAATGCCATTCTGATGTACACTCTTTGAACCGAGTTGCCTCAGACTTATTTCTACGGAGACAGCCCATGCAGTTATAGGCTACTCTATAGATGTAGGTTTCACTGTACTTGTTAGGGTTGCTCTCGATGATAGGTACATTCTTCATAAGATACTGCATTACTATGGATAGACCGTCCTCATCTTCTGTGAAATCAGCCTTTGCCTTTGTCCAGGCAAGAGTAATCTGATTATAGAAGTTAATAAACAGCGCCGCAGCCTTATGATTATCTGGGAGTGAGAACCATTCATCGAATGTGATAGGTGCTTTCTTTCCGATAGCAGATTCATAACGTTCTTTTGCTTCCTTGAATTCATGATAATCAATAATGTTCATATAAATTCTCCTTTTCTCGATATGATTTTGATATGTGATTTGGAGGAACAATTTCCTCTAACTACTATAACGATTGTAATTTCTGCAAAACGTATGTTCGATTGCATAGGTAGAAAATGAGCCGCAAACAAAAGTCACGTTTTTCAAAAATTATTTAGTTTGAAAGATGTGTGTTTGCGGCTTATGGTGTGTCACAGATTGTTACCTACCTTATATTGCGGATAAAATCTATACACGTTATACCGTGTATCTCTGTATATGATTATACTCTATGAAACGTGTAATGTCAACTGTGATTATCAACAAACTTCTGCACGTTTATTCGTGTAATTTTTACATTGACAAACGTGTAATCATATTGTATAATATTATTACACTACACTATAAAAGGAGCGATTATAATTTATGTCTATTCGATATAAAATTGATATTTTGGAACACTTGAAGTCAGCAGGATTCAATACAAACAGAATTCGCAAGGAGAAATTACTTTCAGAGAGCACACTACAATACCTACGTAACAACAAGATGATATCTATTGATGCAATCAATAAAGTGTGTGCTCTATTAAATTGTCAACCAGAGGATTTAATATACTATGAATCCGACACTATTCAGCGATAAGGAGTGATATTATGCTTAATGTTATTAATGTTCCAGACTATACAGGAGCAGGTGTATATGCTATAATAGATCCCAACGGCAAAGCTTATATTGGGGTAAAGCTATCGACCTTAGAAGAAAATTGATCTGAGAGTATTATAACTCAGCCTGCTTGTAGTAATATGTCAAATCCTGGTATTGACATTTCAAAATCTATGTGTTATAATATGTATAACCACAAAAGATATAATTGACACGGTAGAAAAAGAAATCCCCAAGAGAGCCACCTCTTGGGGATTTTTCTTTGGGCTATTTGTCGGCGTGGAACCTGTCTAACCACTTGCTCAGGTAGTCACCAACTAACCGAGCCATGACAGCCACTACAAAAGATATAATATAAGACACGGTAGATACACCTCCTTTCAGCCGGAGGTGCCGACATATTTATTATACTATTAATATAGTACAAATACAACTGACATAACGACCAAAGTTAGGTACTTACATTTATGCATATTTGTACTTGACTAAGTACACAAAGCATAGTATAATATTATATGGAAAGGAGTTGACATATAATGTCGATAGTGTATAATAAGTTGTTTCAAACAATCAAAGAACATGGAGTTACGGAGTATTATTTGCGTAAACACGGCATCAGCCCATCTATCTTGGCAAAGATAAAGCCTAATGCTGACCCTAAGATAGCAGGTGGATTAGAGCATAGAACCATAGGTAAGCTCTGCAAGCTCTTGAATTGTCAGCCTGGTGATATTATGGAGTGGGTAGATGATGGTAAGGATTTTCTTGATAGGGAGGGATCGGAATGAAGCGATATATAAAAGCATCACATAGCAGCGGATATGTTTCAATATGGTGGTACACAGACAATGGTGAGTTTTGGGATTACACAGTACCTACTGAAAATGCTGTAGATTGCAATGGTTATCTTCAAGCATCCGATACTAAGAATCATATGAATCTTTGGCGTTCTGTAGTAAAAGACCACATATCAGATACCAAAGAGCAGGAACAGATAATCAGCAAAGGATTCAAATCATTGGAGAGAGGAAGAATCATATTCAATGTTCGTACTCAGTGCTATGAGATAATTTGTAGTGAAACACTTGCTAATGTTCCTAATTTTCGGTCAGTTTGTAAATCTTACTTTAATATCACAAATTGCCGATGTGAGTTCATACCTTTACACCACTATAATAAGCAAGAACTGACAGGAAACCCTGCGGTTGATGCTTTATATTATGATTAAATAATATAAATTACAAATCGTATATTTAAAGGCTATGGACTTTGAGTGTTCACAGCCTTTATTTTTTACATCTTTATTCCTACTATAACTATAAGAGTACAGGATTATGACCTAAAATTTCTGTTTCAAAATGAACAAATTACCGTTTTTGATAAGTAAATATAAAATACTTAAAATCAAAAATAATATAATTAATACAGAGATTTTCGTGAATAACAGAATCAAAATATCGTTCAAAAACAAACCAACCGGCATATAATACTTATATATAATACTTACTATAAGATTAAGAAGAATTAATAAAATAGAAAAGAATTATAATAACCGATTCTAATAAAATTATTTTTTTTCAGTAAAGCACTCCACAGGGGTGTTTTTATTTTTCTGATTTTTCAATCGTTATAGTAGGTAGCAGGCAACCACAATCACTGATTTCAAATTTAGAGATTTGTCAATCGTTATAGTAAGTGACAAGGCAGATCATACCCTGGTGTGGGTTTCTAAATAACAGTCGGAGGGATAAATTATGAGAACAACAGCAGTATTATCGCATTTACGAAAGGTATTAGAGCAGGTAAAGGAGTATGCCGCAGCCGATACAGCCTATTTTGACCGCACACTTGATAAGTTCAAGGAAATGTCAGATGTATGTACGGAGATTCAGGGTGTACTTTCCACAATCACACATACTGATAGGAAGAAAGCGGTAGATGCGGCAGAAGCTATTGAGCAGCTTACTAAGCAGTTCAATGAGAGGATGGCTGCTATGCAGTCGCAGATGGTTGATATGCAGTCGCAGATGGATAATCTTTCTGAGAAGATAGACAATTCTACTACTCAGAGTATAGTATTATCTGCTCCTACCTCAGAATCCGAAGATGGGGAAAAGACAAGTATTGCAAGTGTAGTAGTACCATCTGCTGACCCTGATACAAGTACGCAGATTGATATAAGTCACGTAAGGAAAGAGAACTCCGAGAACGCAAAGAAAGCAGCGAAAGCATATGATAAGGCTCTGCGTAAGATAGCTACGGCTAATCATACCTACTATGAAGCCGCTGAACTTAGTCAGCTCTTGTATGACTGGCACAAGAAACGGTTCACAGATAATTACAAGTATAACTGCAAGTTCAAGTATTCCTATAAGCGTGTTAAAAAGCTGATATATCTTATAACTATCGCTTATGGCTATCACGTAGAGCAGAAGGATATTGAGCAGTTCAAGGATATGTTTAGGGGATTCCTTGATAAGATAGGTTCTGATCCGCAGACTACGGATAGTTATGCAGTTCCCTTTGAGATAAACCAGCTTGAAAAGGAATATGACCACGCATATGATAATGCAACAGCAGTAGCTTTACATAGCTTGTTGTGGGATTTAGGTCTATGCGATCCACGGGATAGGGGTATCTCCTTTGAGTATAGACCAGAATATGGGGATTTAGAGGACTACTTTACTGCAATTCCTGATGATGTAATATGCGACGCTGAGAATAACCCTGAGAACTATCTTTCCAGTATTCCTACACTTGAACCCTTGCCTGATGACGAAGATTGGGAGTGATGAGCTTGCGATTTACAAATATCGCTGAAACCTTACCATACCCACCGAAGTTAAAGGCTACATTGCAGAAGTATCATACTGACATCATATCTTATTGCTTATCTCATTTTGAATCAAAAAAGCAATTTAAGACCAAGATTATTGATGTTATGAATAATATTACCTTGGCGGTAATGCAGGGAGATTCAATATCGCTCAATACATCATCTGATGTCGATGCTTTGTACGATAGTGTGTTCATAGACAGTTCTATCGAAGTAGCTGATTACTTAGGTGACTTGTATATAGTTTATTCTAAGGTGAAATGGGATGTTGAAGAACATATTGCGGATTCAAAGCCTGCTACTAAGGTTGAATCTAAGCCTAAACCCATTAAGCCTAAAACACCGAAGATAAAACCACCTACTGCCAAAGAGGACTTGTATCTCCGAGCACCAACAATCCCTCATGTGGATTTAGATAAGCCGTGGCTGAATTTCTTTCATAACGGAGCACCGCATACTCTATACACTACATCACCTATAGTTCCGACTACGCAGAGAGAAATCAGCCTTACTACGGATATAAACCGTATGGGGTCGGGTGACTTGTTAAATCTGTTTCCTAATAGGTTTATTCCAACAAGAGCACCTGTGATGTATACACCTGTAGATGACCTTGAATTTGATGATAAGTTAGGTATCATCTTTCCAGTAGAGGGGTTTACTTCCGAGCAGGTCAGACAAAATATCATACAATATCCGCATCTATACAAGCTCGATAGGTGGGTAGGGGATAGCTGCGTAAGCTTTTATAGCAACATAGAAATCAATGACAGCTTGTATGATACACTTGAAGTATGGGATAGTTTACCTGAGAGTAAGGTAATACCTAAGACACAGGAATTCATCAAAGAGTATGTAGCACGTAGGTATCTTCTTGAAAGAGATAACGGTGTGAAGCATAAATACCCTTTGCGTGGAACACTTGACCCATTCCTTACGTTGTTCACTACACCAGAGGATTATAGGTTCTTTGGTTACGGTGATCCGCTTGAACTTGCAGAACGATGTGTGAAATCAAGAGTAGCCTATTGGACTTCAAGAAACCCTGTGCTTAATCTGTATAAGAACCCCGCACTTCCTGGTTGTGCATCGGCTAATTGCATTTACAAATCCTACTGCTCAAAGGCAATATGCGATAATGCTTGCCCTACACTTGTAGAAACATCATATCTCCGAGAGCGTAACGGATTAACTGATAATATACAAGTTTTCAAAGAGAAACCGCAAGTGTATGATAATCTACTATCGGCTTTACACTCAGGAAATATGCTGAATGTAGTTATATCGGATAATACCGTAGTTACTGCTAATGCCCTAACATATGCGGCAATATGTGAGAATTGGCAAGGCAATAGACTACATTGTACCGTATACCATCTCCGATTCTCGAATTATATTGATTCAGTACAGCGGTCTTGGGGTCTGAAAGAAACCCCTGAATCTTTAGAGTATGAGCAGATATGGTTATCGCAGGCAAAGATATTGATTATATCAAGTCTTGACTATATCCAGTTCAAAGACTTCCACGCTCAGACTATTCTGAATATCATTCAGGATAGAACCTCGCATAATCTTCCTACTTTTATCGTGTCACCGAAAACTACTACCCTTGTTGGGTCAGGTATCTTTTTCGGTAGACTGAAACAAATTATGGAAGGGGCGAAGTTATCATGAGTTTAACATCAATAGAATTACAAGTAATATCAAAAATATTAACATCACAGAATGAGCAGGAAGTAAATACTCTCTGCGAGTTCGACCCATCATACTACTCACTATTCAAACCGCATATAGAATTCATACTTAAACATCGTGATAAGTATGGTACGGTCCCTGATCCATTTACCTTTCAGTCTGAGTTCACCGATGTAACCCTTGTTGATGTCCGTGAGACTATGGATTATCTCACGCATGAAATGACAAGAAATAAGAGAGCCATTATTCTTGTTGAAACATTCAATCAACTCAAAGACCTCGGTTCGGGTGATGTAGATGATGCTTGGAAGTATCTCAATATACAATGCGATAGGGTAGCCGCACTGGATTCTTCCGAACCTCTTGACCTTATTCATGATGCTCAGAAACGTGGTAGTCAGGTATTAGAGTACAGCAAACAGGCAAGAATACCTACTGGATTTCCTGAGATAGACAGAGCTATGTATGGTGGTCTATCCACGGTAGAAGAACTATTGCTGCTTATAGCGAGAACGAATTCTGGTAAGAGCTGGTTGAGTGTAAAGATGATGGAAACAGCGCAGAAGAACGGTTTTCCTGTACTTTATTATTCACCAGAAATGCAAGGTGCTTTCCTCGGAACAAGATTTGATACGTGGCGTAGTCACTTCTCAAACAGTGATTTGCATAGAGGTAATTACTCAGAGCAGTATTACGAATACCTCAAATCTCTCCAAGTAGAAGATACAAGCGCATTTATTCTTGAAGATAAAAATGCTCCTGATGGTGAGGTCAATGTACCGTACATCAAGAACCTTGTACGCAAACACGGTATAAAGCTTGTCATCATAGATGGTCTTTCATATATGGAAGATGCAAGGGGTAAGAGAGGGGATTCCGACTACATCAAGTATAAGAATCTCTGCGCTGACCTGTTTCAGATGAGTAAGCAAATGCAATGTGCTGTTGTAGTAGTAATGCAAGCTAACAGAGCTACTAAGGATAATAAGGATGATAAGGGTGAAGTATTCCCTAACATCTACAATATCGAAGGTTCTGACCATCCTGCAAGAATCGCTACACAGGTATTTGCTATGAGGCAGATATTTGACAAGCACGTACTTGATATCCGCTTGGAGAAGTCAAGAAACGCTAATAATCAGAAACCTGAATTCTCCTATGCGTGGGATATCAATAACGGTAATGTGCAGTATCTTGGTGATAATACAGCACAAAATACATCATCAGGTGTACCTGTTGTTACTCCTGATGTTCCTATAAATGCAAGCAGTATAGCCGCACAGACAGCTAATATCGTATTAGATGATTCTGATGATGCGGTAGAGTTCTGAGGTGTCATATGGAGATTCTTGAAGTTATTGACAAACTTGAAGCATTTGGTCTTATCCGAAAGCAAAAGCGTGTAGGAAACTATATGCAGATATATTGTCCGTTTCATAATGACGGTAAAGAGCGTAAGCCCTCTTGTGGTATATTGCTTGTAGATGAATTCCGAGGGGGTAAAAAATACCCCCAAGGGTTCACCCATTGTTTCACCTGCGGATATGCTCATAATATAGAGCAGACAATAACTGATCTGCTGAAACAACAGGATATTCAGCAATCAGGCATAGATTGGTTAGTAGAGAATATTCCAGGATTTGAGAGGGTAGATGATTCTGATGACCTTATACCCTCAGAACTAATGGGGTCGGTTATGAGTAAGTATGCTGCTGATTATGTTAAATCTCTTACTGCACCAAAGCAGACTTATGTTTCCGAGGAAGAGCTTGCTAAATACAGATTCACGGTACCGTATATGTATGAACGCAAGCTGACTGATGAAATCATAGCTAAGTTTGATGTAGGCTTTGATGCTAATTTCATACCACCTGGCAGGAAAAAACCACTACCTTGTATTACCTTTCCTGTAAGGGATAGGCAAGGAAGAACATTATTCTTTTGCCGAAGAGCTGTCAGTACCAAGTTCTTCAACTACCCAGAGGGTGTAGTGAAGCCTGTCTATGGTCTATATGAATTACCCAAAGGCTGTAAATCGGTGGTAGTCTGTGAATCAGCGTTCAATGCATTGACGTGTTGGGTTTATGGAAAACCTGCGGTTGCTTTATTCGGAACAGGTAATAGCTATCAGATTCAGCAGCTTAAAGAACTCGGAGTAAATGAGTTTATATTAGCTTTTGACCCAGATGATGCAGGTAAGAGGGCTACTGCTAAACTCAAACAGGCATTACACAGTATAGCTATAGTGTGGTCTTTTGAGGGCATACCAGAGGGCAAAGATATAAATGATTTGACCAAAGAAGAATTCGATGCATTGGAGTTGGTGTAATATGTGTAAACCTATAATCAATATAGAAGATGACAGTTTTCAAGCAATACTGAATTGTGCTGTCAGATATTCATTAGGTAGACAAACATATATGCCTGACCTTGTGGTACAGTACATCAAACCGCTGATTCCCTATCTTGATAATAGGACATTATATGTGTTCAAGAGAGATGTGGAAGAAGCCATAGCTGATGACCATACAGGTGATCCTGAGATTGATAAGCCGACTTGGGTTGATTTTTTGGATCATATTAATAGCGAGTTATCAAAACGGTGATTTTTCAATCGTTATAGTAGGTAGAAGAGCACAGCAAATAATAGCTGTAGCTTTCACATATCAAAACCATATCAATATTATTAAGGAGTTGATTAATTATGGCATTTAAAAGTGTCGCAGAAGTCAAGGCTCAGAAGTATTCAGGTAAGTTCATACTTGAAAATGATGGTGATTCCGCAGATGTTGTTTTTCTGTATCGGGATGCCTCAGAGGTAATGGTGGCTGATGTCCACTACATCAAGTCTGCTGATTACAATGGATATGTACATTGTGTTGGTGGCGGCTGTCCTGCTTGTATGAAAAACATCAGAACGCAGACTAAGCTCTTTGTTCCTATGTATGTTCTTTCAAGCAATGGTAAGGAAGTCAATGAGATTCAGTTCTGGGATAGGACAATGAAGTTTGAACCTCAGCTACAGTCTGATGTATTCAAGTTCTATGCTAATCCTACAGAGTATGTATTCAGAATTACAAGAGTGGGTGCTCATGGTGATATCAACACAAGATACACTATTGCTGTAGTGGGACGCAACTCAATAGCACCATATGCAGAGGTTCTTGCTAAGAACAACGCTACATTCCCTGCTTATTATGAGAATATCGTAAAAGATGTAGATGCTAATATTCTTAATGCTTGGCTTGCAAATTCTGATAATGCGGCAGCTAATGCTTCTCTTCCTGACTATGTAGCTACTCCGAGAGTAGATATCGCTGCAACAGCAACGGTAGAACTTCCTGATGCAGTAGATACAACGGAAGAAATCACAGATGAAGTAGACTTTGGCTAATTAATCAAAAATAGTGCTCACCACAAATAGTGACCTTATAGGCTCATCTATTATAGTGATGAGCACTATTTGTTTATTGAGGTAGGTGAATGATTAATGGGTCTTTTCAGTAAGGTCCAAATGGCACAAATACAAGAATCGGCTAAGAAAAGTAAGCAATTAGCCGAAGCACCGAAAAAGAAATCGGTGAACGCTAAGTCAGTAAATGCTAAAGTCGAAGCTATGTCAGCAAAAGTTCTTGAACACTTCAAGGATTCTAAAGCAGAACTGATAACATCCGTAGAACAACTTCACGATTACATCACTAAGATGTGCGAGGTGGGAATAGGAGCAATAGATACTGAAACCACAGGTCTTGATAGAATACAAGATACCATAGTAGGTTTCTCCCTCTATTATCCTGGTGGTGTTGAAGTCTACATACCCTGCAAGCATAGAATCCCAATCTTTGAAGAACCCTATAAGGATCAGCTAACCTATGAGCAAATCGGTCCAGAGCTTCAAAGATTAGTAGATGCTAAATGCAAGCTGGTATTTGCAAACGCTGACTTTGACTTGGCTATGACATTCAAGGATTTCAAAGTAGATCTGAATCCTATTACATTCTACGATGTAATCTTAGCATGGCGAGTATTAAAGGAAAATGAAGAAGATAATTCCCTCAAAGGCTTGTACACTAAGTATGTAATGAAGGGGACTATCGACAGAATGAAGTTCTCCGACTTCTTCACACCTGAGTTATTTCCGTACTGCAAACCATCAATAGCTAAGTTGTATGCTGCGGCTGATGCTAAATACACTTATGAGTTGTTCGTATGGCAGTTACCTTTTATCACAAAGGACAATCCGAAGTGTCAGAAGAATCATCTTGAAGCTATAGCTGATTTGATTTGGGGTGTGGAAATGCCGCTTATCCCTATAATCCAAAATATGCATCGTAGGGGTGTATATCTTGAACAATCAGTAGCTACTATGCTACAGGCTAAATACAAAAAATTGCTTGATGATGAGCAAGCTGGTATTCGTATTGAACTGAAAAAATATATGGATAACACCAAATATGCTACATCAGTTAAATGTCCATTCGGTGATTATAGTGGTTTTAATCCAAGTAGTCCACCACACGTTCAATGGGTTGTTTACGACCTGCTTAAACTTGACAGTAAAGGAAAAGGCAGAAGTACAGATAAAGAAGTCCTCAGTATGTTCCCTATTCCTCTTGTCAAGCAGATTCTTCATTATCGCAGCTTAAAAACATTAATAGGTACTTTCGTAGAGAAATTACCAACACTTGCACGAACAATACCCGATGGTAAAATTCATTGTTCATTTAAGAGCATTGGAGCAGCTACAGGTCGTATGAGTAGTGCCGACCCTAAGAAAGCGTATTGGGGTCGTAAAATCAGGTTAATTCAGGGAAGGGCAGCGGCTTAAAACCGTGAGATAACCCTGAGCCAAGGCACTCATATATCTATCTTGGGAGGTACACGATATGAGAAAGATTACGTTTAATGATGAGCAAATACAGGAAATCCGTGAATTTGCAGAAGCACATAGATTTATGGAAGTGTGCAACCGATTCACTATAAGTCCAGATGTATTTCATAGGCTTATGCGAGAGTATGATATTCAGCCTATGCCAAGCAACCAC